CCCCCCCCTTTATTTTTTTTCCCCCCCCCCCCACACCCGTACCCCTGCCATAATCCACTTTCATATTGACAAATATGGTCGCCAAGTCGGGCTATCGTCCGTCCTTTGGTGTGTGTCTTCTTGAGGATTACAGCTGGCTTCCCTCCTGCATCTTTCGTCACTGCCATTACACACGGCAGGTTGTAAATATCATTGATGTTCCTTCCATCAAATGAAATATCTAAAATTACCTTCATTAGTTAAACCATTCTTTGTAAAGTTCATTCTTGCGAGTTTCGTAGTCAACGCCACGATACTCATTTTCTAATCTTGCAATCTGCCTAAGCTTTGCCTTGACACATCGAGGAAAGAACTTTTTATTTATCTTCATCGCCTGCCCAACAAGTGCAGCACGTCTATTAATATATTCCTTTGCTGTCATAGTTATGCCCGTATCAGAGAACGTTAGCGCATACTCGTTCGTTTTAGTATCTAAACATTATAGGGTATCAAGTCTTTTGCCTCTTCCTCCCACATATCCCCTTCGTTCCCCTCAAAGTCAAGGTAAACAGTGCCGTTACTTAGGTTTGAAAGCGTAGAATGAAGTCCAACAACTGTCATAGGGAATCCGTCATCTTTGTTACAGACTTTATCCCCAATCTTAATATCACGAATATCCATAATTACTCTCCTATCTCCTCATGATATTGTCGCAAGGCTTCTCGTACACGCCTTGCAGCTTCTTTCGTTTGCTCTTTGGTACGAAAATAGTTACCAAAATTATACCTATAGTAGTCAGTAATATAATCTGTATGTTTAATTGTCGATGCAAAACCATCTGCATTAATATGATAATAATATTCTCCTTTCTTCGCTCTCCATCTAATCGTCTCTACTCGCTTCTCTTCTGCATTCCATTGCAAACCTTGCTCTTTCATCTTGTTGAAGAGCAGTTGTTTTTCTTCTTCGGTGGCGTGGCGGAAACAACATATCCTCCACATATTGTTACCCACTCCACTACAATTGTAGTGTGAAGAAAAATATGTACTATCAGTATAATCCTTGAAAATAAGTACTACACTGTCATAAGTAGAGTGCAACACGTCACCATCCTTAAACTCCCGCATATCCTCTTTCTCTTCTCTCTCAAAAACAACCACATTGTCCTTGATTACCGCCTTGCAGCCTTCTGGGATATTAAGGCTATCCCCAGCCTTTAATGTTACTTCCATAGTTACTTTGTTTTACTTTTTACGTTTCACCTTATTTCCGTGACTTTTCCGTGACTTTTCCGTGACGATTCGTTAATCTACTAATTCAAAACTATACGCAACCACCCATGGATTACTCTCCCACGTGCCTTTGCCATTGATTTTATCAATTAAGTCTGCGTAGGCTCTTTGAGGAGAAGAGAAAAATTTAAGAATATTGTCATACATCTGTCTCACTTTACGTTTGACAGCGTAAAAGTAAGCATCATCTCCAATAAATAATGGTTCAATAAATATTATACCTTCCTTAAGGCAATCTTCTTTTGAAATATCTTGCAATCGTTCCACCTTGACATCTGTAATTCTGATGTGGCGTTTCATTAAGTTGGCTCTAACGAACATCTTATTGTTCCAACCTGCTGACTCCGTCATAAACCCATTTCCGACCATTTCAAAATCGGCATTAGGATATAGTTCTTTGTAGCTTTGCGCAATTGCTACAACTTCACCAACTTCATAATGTGGTTTCCAGCTGTCTAATACGCCTCCATTTTCATCAACCAAATCCACACATTGTGTACCTGCATTGTTAGTAAGTATATTAAAAGTATACACTTCTTTACCATTACAAGTTTTAGGCACTTTCAGTACTCGCCTTGTCATTGTCTTATTTCCGGCAAGCACTGAAAATGTCAGGCAGTACTTGTCATTAAACATTATCTTTTTCATACGCTTTATTTTATAAGTTCTGGGTTGTCTATTACGTTGCCCAATACTTCTATGTCGCTTGCCCAATAGGTTAGACCTATGTAGCTACTTGCGCCAATCTGCTTTGCGGCAAATCCTGCATTTCTACACATTGTTAGATATTTAATATTTGGGTCTCCAAGAGAAATTATGTCTCCCTCAAATATTTTAACCCCATTTTTGTCTTTCAGTCCTGTGTACTGACCAACGCTTTCAGAAAAGACAGCATCAAACGTAGGTGTCTTACTACCTTCTCTATAGTAGAGAATAGCCATGTCATTATTTGCGTATGAATGGAAAAGGTCTCCGTAAACCCATTCTTTCTGAAAATTTATCCCTCTAAATAATATTTCTCTGTTCATGCTACCTCCTTGTGTTAATAGATTGCACCCTATGTGTTCCTGCTTTCGTAGTGTACTGATATTTTGTCACTCCGTTTGTATCTGTAAAATAGACATCCTCTCCACCATCGTGAAAACGATAGACCTTTACTCCGTTACACTCAAACAAGAACTGTACATCGTAGTCTTTCAACCTTTGCTCATACTCCTGCTTTCGTATCTGCTCCTTTGTCAGTTTCGGCTTAGGTGGTTCGGGTTTCTTCCTAATCTCGTAGCCACAAGAACTGACTACAAATGCTAACACTGATAATAAAATAAATTTCTTCATATTACTTTTCTTCTTTTAGTTCCTTAAACACTCCGCACCCCTCACTACCATGTAGCAAGTAGTGAAAAGACTCGCATACAACACTGTTCTTGCATACATCATCCTCATCTAAATCGCACTTGTAGCAATCGACAGACTTATCTGTTTTGAGGAAGATGTACTGCTTATCGTTTATTGTTATTCCGTTCAT